AAGCGTGTTTGTAGTATTAGCTGTTACGGTAATATCCGCAGAGCCATTAAAGCTTGTACCGTTGATATTACGGGCTGTTTCTAATACGGTAGCAGTAGCCGCATTACCAGAACAAGAAGCCGCTGTCGTAGCATTAGTAGCGTTCGTAGCGTTTGTGACTGGAGTAGCTCCAATGACAGCAACTACTTCGGCCGCACTGGCAGCAGAAAAAGCACTCGTACCATTGCCATAAGCCAAGCCAGATAATGTTGTTACACCTGTACCGCCCTGACTAACTGAGTTAGTTCCAGAAGTGTGCGTGCCAAAAACAACCTTGCCGTAGCTAGGAGCAACACCCGCACCACCTGATAACAACACATTACCTGTGGCTGCATCCGCCAAAGTAGCTAAAGTTGTTGTTCCTGACGCGTATAGCAAGTCGCCTGTCGTGTAAGAACCCAAGTTTGTACCACCACGGGCCACGGCTAAAGTGCCTGAAGCAATATCAGAGGCATCTAGTGTGTCCCATGTTGGAGCCTGAGAAGCAGAACCAGTGCCAACCTGACGCATATATTTAGGCGTGGTGGTTGTATTACCAGAAAGCTTGCTTAGGGTGTTTGTAGCAGAGCTATACAAAGTATCGCCGGTTGCATAAGCATTTTGACCTGTACCACCATAGGTGGCAGGCAAAGTACCAGAAACAGCGTTAGCTTGATCCAGCGCAACCCCATTCCACTCAACCTGAGTTCCACCTGCGTTCATTACCAATGATCTATAGGCAGAACCCGCTGCTAGTTTTGACCATGTGTTTGAAGCAGAACCATACAGCAAGTCCCCAGTGGTCACTGTATTCACTCCTGTGCCACCGTTTGTTGCAGCCACAGTACCTGTCAAGGAAATAGTTTGACCTGTGACATCAATGTTTGTGCCACCTGTGTACGTCACCGCACCACTGAACTGGGTATACACTAGGTCGGTATAACCAATAATCATTGTGTTTGGTTCTGTTGTCAGAACATGTGAATCACCTGAATTTATGTCGCCGTCTTGGGTGTAGTAGTAGTCACCAGTACCCACCCCATTAGGGTCGGAAGGGTTAACTTTGTTTGAGTCTGTGGCACGAGTTAATACCCAGTTTGTTGAACCATCGCCAACCGTAGTAACTGTATATACACCGTTCTGATAGCCGGTTGTTTGCAAACGCACCATCACACGGTTGCCAACACTTAAAGCCACGTTGTCAATAGTTAGCGCGGCTTGAGTGCCTGCATTGGTTAGAGTAGCGCCAACACCAGAATTAGCACGAGTAGCGTAAGTCAAACCGGACGCATTTGTAAGCCCTGTGATCTGTGCGCCGCCAAAGGTCAACGAAAGGGTTAACTGAGTGCCTGACGGAGTGGAATAAACAAAGTAAGCGGTGTTTGTGCTTAAGCCGTTACCCGCTGTTGAATACAACCAAATCTGATCATTCACAGACAAACCATGAGCGGTAGACGTAGTTACAGTCGTACCGCTTGTAATATCCGTGATATTAAATGTTGTACCACCCTGCACATACGTAGCATTTAGGTTGGCCGTTGTTTCAACCAAAACAGGGTCGTGGATATGCAAACCAGCCGTAACCTGATTATCAACGTATTGTTTTGTAGCCGCTTGTAAGGCAAGTGTTGGATCTTGGTTTAGTAAAACGGTTGAACCAAAAGAAGCCGCGCCTGTAACGTCCAACGCTCCACCAACGGACAAATCACCAACTAGCTCAACACTTTGGTCTGTACCCAAAATACGCATTGCTTCGTTAGAGGCATCAACGCCACCTGTGAAGATGACTACGTCTTTGGCAGTTGTGGCAGTACCAATAAATAAATGATCGCCGTCATGAAATAAATAACCAGAACCAGGGGTAAAGATTGGGTAATCAACGCTCGTATAGTTGGAGCTATTAATACCCATGTCAATAAAGTTTGTGTAACCGTCTGAGGTTAAATCGTTGTAAGCAACGAAGTCCGCCGATGCGGAAGCGCCTGTGTTTTGGTTAAGACAGTAAATCTGTGTGAATAAGTTAGCATTACCAACAAACTTACCTAACTCAGCTGGAAGAGTAGGAACTAGCGTAACTCCACTACCTAGAACAGTAATAGGGCCGCCATTAATTAGCGTCTCACCGTTTGCTTCTTCGTAGATTGCTTTTTCAGCAGGATATACGCAGAACACTTCTTTCGTGCCTGTTTGTAAATCCACAACGTTGCCAGCATTTGAAGAAGAAAGAATAGTTGTCCGGCTTAGTGTTGTACCAGAAGACGTGTACGTACCTAGGCCCACTTCCCAATCGCCTGTGGCGGGGTCTGTGAGGGCGTAATAAGTTGTATTGCCGTTACCAATAGTGGCAAACGACTGATAACCAGATACGGCACCAGCAAGGGTTAATGTACCCGTACCAGTAGTCGTGCTGGTTACTTTAACACGGTCTTTTAATACAAGAGCCATGTGAGACTCCTAAAATTAAGCGATACGAATAATGGCGTTTGATGAATCAGCTGTTGGGAAGATGATTGTGAAGTCACCAGCCGTAGAAGTCTTATCACCACCGAAAGCTAATACAGCAACAGATTTATCAGCTTGAGTGCTGTTGTAAATCAAAGCGCCATTAGCTGTGATCGTAGCATTTGACCATGTTGTGTCTGCAAAATCCAACCAAGCTGTTGTGCTTGTTGATGTTGGTGCCTGAGAAACAGTCAAAGTATTACCACCTGCTGAGTAGTTACCTGTTGAAGGTACTTCGTTAGAAGTGGTGTACGCTGCGGTGGTCGCGTCTAAGGTTGCAGAGCTTGTGTACAAAGCAATCTTGAAAGTATCTGCTGCTGTTGAAGCACGTACTACGCCTGTGCCAAAGTTATGTGTTCCAGTAAGGATTTGCACCTTAAAAGAAGTTGTCATTGCTTGTGTAATTGCCATGGTGGGCTCCTTATTCGTTTAAAAGTTTGACCAGCTCAGGATGCCCCGCCTGGTTGAGACGATTTGCTAGGGTAGTCCTATCGGACTGTATTGCATCTTTCATAGATTTCACCAACACTTGGCGGATGTGCTCTTTGAAAGCAACGGCTTGATCTCGAATAGCTGGATGAGTTTCGCTACCCACCGAAATGATTCGATTTAAAGCTCGTTCTGCAATTTCTTCAGGCGTAAAACCGCGTCCACTCGTTGTTTGGACCACGATACCGCCTTCTAATACGGTGCTCTCTACGCTACTCATTTGACAGGAACCCTAACTTGACCACTACGATAAGCATCTTGTCTATTTTTACCATCTCCAAGCTGTTTAAGCAAGAACATTGACTCATCATAGCGATTTTTATACAAGGAAACCATGTCTGGTTCGCCCTTCATGTATGTAATCGCTTCCATCAATGTGCCATTCAACAACGCTGAATCAAACTCTTCACCCAACCAAGTAGTGCCTGCGGTAACAATTGACTCTGGATAATAGAAATAATGCAATTCCACTCCGTACGCAGTGCCTGGAGTAGGGCCTAAAATAAGACTTAAATCCGTTGGGTTTCCTAGTCGTGATCCAAAGATTGCGTAAAACTTAGGCAATCCTGTTGTTGTCGGATTGGGATAAGCCTCTCTTATGAAGTTGACATCCTTGTCTAGCAAGTATGAGTACTCTCCTGTGGTGCCAATGACAGCCAAAGAAAACACTGACAAAAAGTCGCTAGGACAGGCTAAGTATTTATTGCTGGCAGTCAACGTTCCTGTTACGTTCTTACGTAACGCAGGCAACTGCACTGAGTTGTATATCTTTTGTTCCGCCTGATCAATGAATATATTCATATCCGCGGTCGGGAACGTATTCTCCGTGTAATCCTGGACGGCGGTAACTAGTTCTGCGTAGTTCATTATGACATCCTAATCAATGCTTCTTGGGCGGTATTCGCAGGCATAATCACGTTAAACGAGTTAGCTTGCCCTGCGTTCTGGTCTTGCCCAAAGTTATAAACAGCTACGGCCTTGTTACCTTTGCTGCTATTGTAGATTAAAGCACCCCTGGCAGTAAAGGTCGCACCCGTCCAAGTTACTGGAGTGTTAAAGCTAATGTAAGCCGTGCCGTATCCAGTGTTGATAGTAGTACCCGTCAAAGTCTTACCACCTGCAGTGTAACCACCACCAGTGGCTACTTCTCCCACAGTAGTATAGACAGTAGTATTAGGGCCCAAATCAGCACTACTTGTATACAAAGCGATCTTGAAAACGTCAGTAGTAAAGTTATGAACCGCTGCATACAGTTCGCCTTTAAAAGAAGTGGTCTGGGTTTGAGTGATTGGCATTGTCTACCTACGTAATAGTTACTGTTAAATTACCAGTGAAAGTATACGCCACCGTAGGGTTAGATAGGGGCTCAGGAATCATTCCAATTGAACCAAAAGCACTGTCACCAACCTGACCAATGTACACGCCAAACTGATCATCTGGGGTCGGTCTTGGCTGGTACAAGGCAATTGCGTCGGAAACGTTGCGACGAGGCTCTAACTGCGGGTGCTTAGGGTCATAGCACTCTTGGCAAACCTTGAGTGCATTCCACTGAGTGCGAAGGCTATTGAGCAAAAAGCGTTGACCGCATTGGTCACATATACCCCACGCTTTTTTGCCGTAAGCATAGCTACTCATGGATACATAGTCCTTTCAGGGACTGCGTAATAACTTGCACGATCTCGGTCGGCGTCGCCAATCAGCTTGAAGTTCTCTTCGTAGATCTGCTTTAGCAAAGTGATGCGGTCTGGAGCCACTTTAAGGGACAAGAAGTAAGCCAAACCTGCCACTAGACAAGGCAAGAATCTAAAGTTCACATCCGCTGTGTTTGTGTATGCGCCTGCATCCTCAATACGACGAATAGCGTAGTACACAAAAGTGTACTGAACTGAGTCGTCAGGGCATGGGAAAAAGAACACCTTTGGTGTGATTGTTCTTTGGAAATACACCTGCGCAGGACGGCCCAATGTGCCACCCTTGTTAGGAGTATGTAACCACTCTGCTTGGCTAAAACGATTAACGACAACGTCAATGTTTTGATTGCCTTGCGGAGAACGAACTACTGTTGAAAGCACATCCACGATGTTGGCAGGGAGATCGTATTCATAATCTCCTGCTACCAAAGGTAATGTGTGTTCTTGAATAGTCCAAAGGTTCAAGCCACGACTAGCCCATTCTGCGAAAAGCAGATTTAAAGACCGGCGTGCCGTTCTTAAGTCATACCCGGTACGAGTTTCAATGCCGCAGCGCTCATAGGCCTCGGCAATGATTTCCTCAATATCCAGGTCGAAGCTAGTCGTTCCTGAAGTAGCCATAAATTACATCTTAACTTTTGTAGAAGTCATTGAAAGTGCTTTTTTGTCCTTAGGCACATCTACTGTACCTTCGTACTTTTGCTTGTCGAAGTTAACATCAACTGGAGCTGGCTTTTTAGCTTGCTCTGTAGTCTCTGAAAATACTGCGCCAAAGCCTTTAATAGCCGCGCCTACGCCACGTTTCTTAGTCATCATTAACTCCTTATTTGCAACCGCGTTTGGCCATACCACCGGCCTTTTTATGAGCCACTTTAGCTGGTTTAGCAGCATGACTCGCCATTTTCTTATCTTGCTTCTTATCGTATGCAGATGGCTTTGCTTCGCCGCCTTTAGCATACGCAGATTGTGGAGCAATCATCGGAAGATTCTTGCTCATTTTCCCTGCCATTAGTGCGCGACCTTGGCGGTCGGCAATTGCACCTGATTTTTTAGTTGCCATTTTTTACCCCTTTTTTGGAACTTTGGCGGTTTTCGCCGACTTAATAAACGCCTTTTTAGTGGGCGCACCTTTGGCTCCAGGCTTTCTCATCTTTTCGCCAGAACCTTCCGCAATGCGTTTCCGCTTTGCATGAATATTTGCGTATAAACCAGGTTTAGCTGAGGGCACTTTTCTGCTCCCTGATAAACATGTCAATCTTGTTTTCCAAGCGATCTAAACGATCTAATACGCGATTGATATCGTTGTGCACTTCTGCCTTAGTAACGTACTCTTTAGCAATTTCTTCACGGGTTTTGTTCAATAAAACGTTTAAACGTCTTACCTCATCTGATTTTTCTTTAAGAAAAAAACCAATAACAGCAATAAACCCCGAAAGGACTAAGTTCCAGATCAACATTTCCATCGTTTTAAACTCGCTGCTTTCCGAGTAGGTTTCCCGTTCTCGTCTTTCATTGGTCCCGGCATACCACTCATGCGTGCGCAGAACGACTTCTTGCGCGCACCGCCTTGTGGTTGTGGGGCTTTTAAATTAGAACCTGTAGCCTTGTTGTACTTGGCTCTTCCCTTGGCAGTAAGCCCTGCGCCTTTCGACACAGGGAGCTTTTCCCCACGGCCTACTGCAAGAGAAGGAGTCTTCTTAGCCATAGAACACTGTGACACTAGCTATACCAGTGAGAGATCCGTATGCGCTTGTTTCACATACCACTCCGTCGCCGGGGACAGCTACGTAAAAAGAATTAGGATTTGAATTAGATGGAATATCTATTTCAATAACAGTTGTACCACCTGAGCCACCATCTTTTATCAGTAACGTGCCCGCAGTGCTGGCCGTTGCACAAATAGAAAACCCTTTAATACGCGTTCTGCCTCCAAAAATAGAACCCGATGCGTTTAAATGTTTACTCTTTACGTCAAATTGAAAACCCATAATTAATCTCCTAAATTGTTAGAGGGGCCGAAGCCCCTAGATTAATTAAGCGTCAGCAAATGGAGTAGCTACAGTACCAGAACCTAGCAATACACC